CACTGCCAGGCGGACAAAACCTGGGCGAAATTGATGACTTGAAATACTTCAACAACAAAATGGCTCGTGGTCTGCGTGTGCCATCAAGCTATTTGCCCACAGGTCCTGACGATTCAGACCGTGCCATGAGCGACGGCAAAGTGGGCACTGCCTTGATCCAAGAGTACAGATTCAACCAGTATTGCGAACGACTACAGTCTCTAATTGTGCAAAAATTAGACGACGAATTCAAGATGTTTATGAAATGGCGTGGGTTTAACATAGACTCCAGCCTGTTCTCTTTGACGTTTAATGCACCTCAAAACTTTGCCAGCTATCGCCAAAGCGAACTGGATACCACACGTATCACTGCATTCACACAGTTAGAACCCTTGCCTTATATGAGCAAACGTTTCTTGTTGCAACGTTACTTGGGCTTGACCGAAGAAGAGATCCAAGAAAACGAAGAGCTGTGGCGTGAAGAGCGTGACGATCCTGAAATGAGCACCAATGCTGGACAAGACCTACGTAGTGTGGGCATCACTCCAGGCGGCCTTGAAGGTGACATTCAAACTGGTGAAGAAATGGCAGGAATGACTGCACAAGTGAGCGGGGCACCTCCTGTGGCTCCTGGCGCAGGTCCTGCTGCTCCTGGTGGTGTCATGCCCGCAGGTGGTGCAGCCGCACCTGGTGTATAAATAACAACATGCTGTTAAACGAATTTTTTTACAAAGAACCCAGTGCGTATCAAGACCTGTCGCAAGACAACAGTCAGCCGCAACAAAGTGACTTGCGAAAAACCCGCCTCACACTGCGTCAACTCAACAAGCTGAGAAAGATGAATGACGTGAGAATGTATGAGTTCAAGGAAAAACTCAAACTGGTCAAGAAACAGTACGCACCTCCTCCTGCCCCGCCAATGTAATAAACTTGTAATTTATTGGCCTTTTCGACACCTTAAACCTGGTGTTTTTCTCCTACATCGTAAATAACAGCACACTTTACCTATAGGAGTTTCCCATATGAACCGTTTTGAACAATTGATTGAATATGTAATCAATGACGAAGAGGCCAAGGCCCGCGAACTTTTCCACGACATTGTTGTGGAGAAAAGCCGTCAAATCTATGAAGATATCATGGCCGAAGAAGCCGCAGATATTGAAGAAGCAGAAGATATTGAAGAAGCCGCAGATATTCAAGAAGCAGAAGATATTGAAGAAGGCATGGGCGGCGACGCTGCTGACGACCTGATCGACGACGTGGAAATGGAAGAAGAATCTGACATGAACATGGAAGCCGAAAATGACAACAACATGGAAGGCATGCACGGATACATGGAAGATGACATGGACATGAAAGACATGGACATGGACTCAAAAGACATGGACAGTGAACCTGCTACCAAAGACGACATCATGAATTTAGAAGACAAACTGGATCAACTAATGGCCGAGTTTGAAGACCTCATGGGCGGTGACGACATGGGCGACGGATTTGGTCCTGACGAAGGCGGCGATGCTATCGAAATGGACGACACTGACGAAATGGAACCAGGCATGATGGAAGCTGTGAGTTTGAAAGCAGCCCCAAAGCCAGTGACCAGTGAAGAAGGCGGCGTAAACAAGAAGTCTACCTATGCAGCCAACAGCGGACAAGCAGGCATGGCCAGCCGTCCAGTACACACTGGTGCTGCCGAAGGTGGACATCATGACACATCTGCTTACAGCAACAACACCAAAGACTTGATCGGCAAAGTTGGTAACACACCTGCACAAGGCACACAAAAACCTTCAGCAGCACCAAAGCCTAAAATGGGCGATAACAGCGCAGGTCAAAACAATAGAAGCCCACTTCCTACAGGACGTAAGGGTTAATTAGATGCGATCTAGGTACCTTAGAGAAGATTTAACTTTTAGCCAGGCCAATATCCAAGTCTTAGAAGAATCGGATATGTCTGGTAAAAAGCATCTCTACCTCAAAGGCATTTGTATTGAAGGTGACAAGCGCAATGCAAATGAACGTATCTACCCAAAACACGAAATTATCAAGGCAGTAGAAACCATCAACGAACAGATCCACAGCGGCAACTCCGTGCTAGGTGAAGTGGACCATCCAGATGATCTAAAGATCAACTTAGATCGTGTGTGTCACACAGTTGAAGGCATGTGGATGGACGGACATGCAGGTTGTGGTAAGTTGAAGATATTGCCAACTCCCATGGGAGAATTGATCAAAACGCTGATCACGTCAGGTGTAAAACTTGGCGTCAGCAGTCGTGGCAGCGGCAACGTGGACGACAGAACAGGACATGTAAGTGACTTTGAAATAGTCACTATAGATGTGGTTGCACAACCCAGCGCACCCAATGCTTACCCAACAGCAATTTATGAAGGTCTCATGAACATGAAGCACGGTCATAAACTGATGGAGATGGCAAGGGAATCTGGCGAAGGCGACAAAGTACAGAGATACCTAAAAAATGAAGTTAAAAGACTCATTCGGGATCTCAAAATCTAAGGAGAACCAGGCATGTTTGATGCAATAAAACCCTTGCTTGATAGTGGCCTGATCACAGAAGACGTTAGTCAAGAACTCAACGAAGCTTGGGAATCTAAACTCAACGAAGCACGTGAACAGGTACGTAGTGAACTCAGAGAAGAGTTTGCACAACGCTATGAGCATGACAAGACAGTAATGGTAGAAGCCCTAGACAAGATGGTAACAGAAGGTTTGGCCGCAGAAATTGCGCAAGTGGCTGCTGAAAAGCAAGCACTTACGGAAGATCGCGTCCGTTTCCAACACAAGATGAAAGAATCAGCACAGAAGTTCAACGGCTTCATGGTTAGTAAACTTGCAGAAGAAATTGGCGAATTGCGCCGAGACCGCAAAATGCACACCGAAGGAGTTGCAAAACTCGAAAACTTCGTGGTGCAGGCATTGGCACGTGAAATCACAGAATTCGCCAAAGACAAACGCGATGTCGTAGAGACAAAAGTACGTCTGGTACGTGAAGCACGTGGCAAACTTGAACAGTTGAAGAGTCGTTTTGTAAAAGAATCTGCTCACAAAATGAGTCAAGCTGTTAGCCGTCATCTCAAGGCTGAGTTGAATCAGTTACAAGAAGACATCAAAGTTGCTCGTGAGAACAATTTTGGTCGTAGAATCTTCGAAGCATATGCAGCAGAATTTGGAGCCACTCATCTCAATGAGAAGGCAGAAGTCCGTAAACTGTATGACATTATTGCAGAGAAAGATCAGAAATTGCGTAAAGCAATCGACATCACCCGTACTGCAAAGACCGTGGTGGAGTCAAAAGAACGTGAACTGCGTATGATCCGTGAGTCCAATGAGCGTGAAAGCACAATGGATGAATTGCTGCGTCCCTTAAACCAGGAAAAGCAAGAAGTCATGCGTAATTTACTCGAAAGCGTTCAAACTAACCGTTTGAAAAATGCTTTTGAAAAGTATCTACCAGCAGTGTTGGAAGATAGATCTGCAAAAGCCCGTAAAGTGATTGCAGAATCTGTTACCTCAGTAACTGGTGATAAAACTACTGCACCCACGGTGTCGGAAGATCGCAGCAATGTCATCGACCTCAAGCGCCTGGCAGGTCTTTAATCTTAACAAGGAGACTTAAATGTCACAAGAACTATTAGAAAGTCGTTGGGGCGAAACCAAAGAGGCACTGTTAGAAGGTCTTAATGGAACCAAACGCAATAGCATGAATGTTATCCTCGAAAACACTCGTCGCTATTTGAAAGAGAATGCAAGCGCAGGTTCAACTGCTGCTGGCAACATTGCCACACTTAACCGTGTGATTCTGCCAGTGATCCGTCGTGTCATGCCCACCGTTATTGCTAACGAGTTGGTTGGCGTTCAGCCCATGACAGGTCCTGTTGGTCAAATTCACACTCTGCGTGTGCGTTATGCCAACAGCCTGACAGACAACAGTGCAGCCGCCACTAGCGTTGCAGCTGGTGAAGAAGCATTGAGCCCATTCAAAATTGCTCAGGCATATTCTACAGTACCTGCTGGCACGGCCACAGCTACTAGCTACACTGGTGGCAACACAGCTACCATGGAAGGCACTGGCGGTAAGCAAATTAGCGTTCAGATCCTGAAACAAGCCGTTGAAGCTCGCACACGTAAGTTACAAGCTCGCTGGACATTTGAATCCGCACAAGACGCACAAGCCATGCATGGCATTGACGTTGAAGCAGAAATCATGGCAGCATTGGCTCAAGAAATTACCGCTGAAATCGACCAAGAGATTCTCTTGAGCTTGCGTTCATTGGCAGCTACTGAGTTCACATACAACCAAGCTACTGTTTCTGGTACAGCAACATTCGTTGGTGACGAACACGCCGCACTGGCTGTGTTGGTCAACCGTGTTGCCAACTTGATTGCTCAACGCACTCGTCGTGGCGCTGGTAACTACGCTGTGGTCTCTTCAGCTGCACTAACAGTGTTGCAAAGTGCAACAACTAGTGCGTTTGCTCGCACTACAGAAGGTACATTTGAAGCACCTACCAACACCAAGTTTGTTGGAACCTTAAACGGCTCCATGCGTGTGTTTGTTGACAGCTATGCTGCGGATACACAAAGCGTATTGGTAGGTTACAAAGGTTCTTCAGAAGCTGACGCACCAGCATTCTACTGCCCATACATTCCTTTGATGAGCAGCGGTGTTGTGCTTGATCCTTCAACATTCGAACCAGTCGTGTCATTCATGACACGTTATGGTTACATCGAATTGACCAACACTGCTAGTTCATTCGGCAACGCTGGTGATTACGTTGGTGAGATCGCAGTTTCCAACTTGTCATTCTCCTAATCAGAGAACCAATCCAGGGATGGGAAGGCAAAGAACCTGCTTCGGCAGGTTCTTTGTGGAATAAGTATTTGCATGAATATATGGCAAAATTTTTATCAAAATATTCGAGACCCCAGTTGGCCAGACTGTGTGAACGAAACAGAATTTGATAAATTACCCGAATATATACAATCTGAAATTTTAACTGTTCACAATGGAGATGAATATTTAAAGTTGTCTGACAAAGATATCACATATTTGCCATTGGCTTTGCCACAAATCGCTCAATTAGATGATAACAGTTTTCCTTTAAAATTTGCAGTGGCCAGTGATTTTTTTGTATTTTATAATCAAAGCACAGAAGGTGGCGGGATACATTTTGGACAAAATTACTCTCGTGTGATAAAATATCTATATCCTGATAGAATTTTTGAACATTGTATGGAATGGGCAGCTGGTGCCGGGCCCATTGGATTTAGATTGCTAGCAGACAAGATATGCAACAATATACATTTTGTAGAATCAAACAGTGCAGGAATTTATGCATGTTTAAAAACTATTAGCCATATACCTAAAAGATTCAATAACACAACATCAGTTACACAAGCAACAACATTATCCAAATTGGACAACAACTTAATGTTTGATTTGGTTGTTGCAAATCCCCCCACATTCAATTATCGTAAATGGCCATCAACACAACATGGTAATCTGTCAGGCAGCACCTGGAATGAAATTAGTTTTGATAAAAACTGGCAAGCACATCAAGACTTTTTCAAACACATTAAAAAACATTTAAAATCCAATGGAGTAATACTACTTCAAGAACAAACCACAGGATCAAGTGTTTTTGAATTTGAAGAATTTATCACTGCTGGTGGACTAAAAATAGTCCGCGCATTTGTAGAAAAATTTGATACCAATACCTGGTATCTAGAACTAACACACAGGGAAAAATTACTATGAGCGAATGGCAAAATCTTTTTCTAAGATTAAACGAAGTACAAGTAGCGTTAACTTCTGAAGATATTGTTGATGTTTTTACTAGTCCTATTGTTGAAAATAATGCTGACAATTTTGATATAGAGTTCTTTGTAGCCAACGATTTTGCAGTTTTTTACAACCACAACTTAGAAGGCGCAGGAACTTTATTTGCACAAAGATATTCGCTGATTTTAAAATTGTTATATCCTGATAGGATTTTTCATAATTGTTTGGAATGGTGTAGCGGGCACGGAGCAATTGGGTTTAGATTGTTGGCTGATGAGATTTGTAAAAATTTGCATTTGTTAGAAATGTATCCCCCTGCTGTGAATGCCTGTAAAAAAACCATTGCACACATGCCCGTGAGATTTGAGAACCGGGTATCAATTTATGAAACTTCAACATTGACCTCGTTACCGTCGGGCATACGTTTTGATCTCATAGTGGGAAATCCGCCACACTTTCCTCTGCAGGTCAGCTATCCACTGTTTAGAATTAACCAACATCATCAGCAAAGAGTAACTGTTGACAAAGAATGGCAAACTCACAAAGATTTTTTTGCAAATATTGCCTATAATCTAGCTGAAGATGGTGTTATCTTGTTACAAGAAATTTATCACATAGATGAATTTGCTGAAATGATTGACCACGGCGGTCTCAAAATTACAAAAATGTTTAAAGAAAAAACATATGATTTGCCTTGGTACATGGAGTTAACTCACAAGTAATTCAAACTTTGAACCAAGACAAATATTGTGCTATCTTTTTAGTAACCGAAGTCCAGTCTCCCATTGAGGGTTGACGGAATATGCGCACAGTGGGATACCATGGACTTGAATCACGATCCAGCATCCAGCGCCAGTCTGTGGCAAACCACTGCAACATCAACCAGGTAGGTCGACCCATGGCTCCAGCCAAGTGTGTGATAGCAGTGTCCACTGAGATCACCACATCCAAACAACTCATCAATGCCGCTGTGTCGGCAAAACTTTGTATACTTCCGGGATACACAGTCACACCAATGGCAGCCAAGGCAGCTTCTTCTTCGGTTGTGACATCCACCTGCAGGTTGATCCATTCATATTGGGGATTGTTTCGCACCAGTTCAAACATGGTTTCAAAAGGCATGCCTTTGTGCTGATTCAACCAGGCATCTCTGCGACCTGACCACGAAAATCCCACTCTCATACGATGTTTGGCACCCAAACGAGTCAGCCATTGCTGCTGACGATGATTTTCAGCGTTGATATAACTGATCTGCTGTGGTAGATTATCCACAGTCGTGCCCAGCACACCGGGTATGCTCATAATGGGGATCCAGTAGTCAAAATCAGGTGGCACATCAGTGTATCTGCCAACCCAGTGGATTATGCTGGTTGTGGCCAACAACGGTATCATGCCATCTGTTACTTGGAACAAGATCTTGGCACCAGCAGCATGTAAATTGACCAAGAATCTGCAAAACTGTATGTTGTCCCCATGTCCTTGCTCACCTATGACCAAAATGGTTTTGTCCCGCAAATCTTGTCCAGTCCAACGAGGTTGAACATGCTGTGGCAATGATCCTGCCAGGTGTTCGTATTGCCATCGTGCTTCATATGCTGGCCAGCCACGAGCATAGTCTCCCAGCATGAGATAGCTCACTGCCAAATTAAAACGTGCAGTGACATTGTCAGGATCCAAAACAACAGCATGTTCCAAAAACGGTATGGCTCTGCGAGGCTGACCACATTCACGCATGACATTGCCGTAGTTGTTGAAGGCCGCAGCAGAATCATGATCTGCCACAAAAGCCTGTGCATAACAGGCCAGGGCCTGCAGTGGTTCATGATTGGCACGATGTTGATTGCCTTGTTCAATTAGTTGTGATGGGTGCATACAATATTTACAGTGTACACTACACAGTGAATTATTTCAACCTCACCATAAATACTTGTCAACGCAATACGGCGTTTTATGCGGTTTAACCCGCCGCGTACGGACTAGAACTCCGATCGGACTTCTTTAAGGAGAAACAAAATGGGACGTCCTCTTAAAATACAAAAATCAAGCACAGGATCAGGCAATGGCGGCGCAGCCGTCAGCGTGGATCTTGGTTTTCCTAACTTTGGATCGTTGACTGCTCCAGTGGTCAACACTGCCAACACACTCAACACCACTGAATATCTGGGTGTTGTGGGTGGCGCAGCACCAACTGACGCACCTTCAGCAACCAACCCCAGAGTTGATGTCATAGTCAACATTGCCAATCCGTCAGGTACAGGCATTGGTGTGGCCCAGGGCTATATAATCCGCCAAAAAGGTTCACACAAGTATCTAGTGGGCGATGCCACCGGCGTCAATGACGGAGCATTTGTAGTGAATCAAGCCTATCAAATTACATCTGTAGGTACCACCAACTGGACCGCCGCAGGTGCACCTGCCAACTTTGGTGTAGGCACCATATTCACAGCAACTTCAGTGGGCGGTGCAGGATCAGGCACAGCCAACAGTGTGGGCGTGTGTGTGCTGGATGACGATGTGACACCTGCTGCTGGACTCATGGCCATTACTTTTACCTTTGGTGATAGTACCGCTACCACAATCAGCAAGCTGACCAACAAGTTCTTGCTGGACTGGACTGGCGGATCAACGTATGCAGCCACTTCGGTGATTGCAGACAAACGCTATGCCACCAACTTCTTCACTGACGAGGGCACAGTGATCAAGTCAGGCACCACCGGCGCTGCCAACACAGGCACTGTGACTGTTGGTCAACAGAATCTGTTGGACTTAGCTATTGTGGACAACGTTACTTCCTAATTTGTAACACTGTCAAGTCCTCCCTGATACATACAGGGGGGATTTTTTATGAGCGCAGCATTTGTATTAGGCAACGGCGTCAGCCGACTGGCCGTGAACTTTGACCAGTTGAGGCCACTGGGCAAAATCTACGGATGCAATGCCTTGTACAGAGAGTTTGAGCCGGATGTGTTGGTCAGCACAGATCGAGCTATTGCACACACCATTCAGAATTCTGGATACGCACAAAATCACACCATGTACACTAGAAAACCCTTGCCAGGCCTGGGCGCACGCTCGGTGCCACAGAGTTATTTTGGGTTTAGTTCTGGGCCTATTGCAGTGGGGCTGGCAGCATTGGACCGCCACTTGGCTATCTATCTTGTGGGATTTGACATGGGCCCGACTGCCAGCAACCGGTTCAACAATGTGTATGCTGACACAGAATTCTACAAAAAAAGCTCCAGTTTACCCACTTTTACCGGCAACTGGGCACGACAAATAGTAACTGTTTGCCGAGATTTTCCAGACACCAGTTTTTACCGTGTAATGGGCGATACATCAGCCCAGATTTCTGAATTTAAATCTGTGGGCAATTTGTCAACGGTCAACATCACTGACTTTGTGTACCGCATAAATAACACAAAGGATCTGTAAATGAGCACAGTCAAACGAGTCAGTGGTGACTACACTATTGAAACCATCAACGCCGGTGATCTAGTCACACTGAGCAGTCAAAATGTCAACATTGTGGGCAATCTCACAGTGACTGGCAATGCTGTGTTGGTAGGCAACATCAATGCAGACAAAATTTTCAACGGCACCACCAGCATGGAAATTCCTGTGATCAATGGCAATGCCAACATAACTGTAAA